GATCCGTGCGTAGTTCCAGGAGGAGCCGATCCGTGCGGAGTCCCCGGAGGATCCGATCTGTGCGGAGTCTTTATTGTTTCCGTCTTTAATTTCTTCGTTTTTAAGCGAAGTTTTTTCGAGGATAAAATCAACGCAAGCTTTCACAAATCCGCCAAAGGAAAATTTTGCTCCAACTTTTAACTTTGTTGTGCAATATTTATTTTCTCTGTGCAGTGTTTCTCCCAAAGGCTCAACCTCCGCAAACTCATTCAACTCACCGTTCTCATTTACAAAACCGTAATAATCAAGAACGTCAAGAGGGTTATCGCAAAAGTGCATACCGCTTTCACACATATTTGCCTTATTCTCCTCGAAAACTGTGTTTTCTGCATACTGTTTTCCTCTGCAAATCAAACCATTATTAAAACCTTTATATCCTTTCATCTCTCTTCTTCTCCCTCCATTTCATCAAAAACCTTCTTTTTTTCTTACAATTTTATAATTTTCCAGTTTTTCAAAATTGCCTCAACACTTTGATACGGGCACCACAGGCCACTCTCTTCAAAAATATAGATATAGTTATTCTTGCAAGCAGTCCTGATCTTGTATCTTTTACCTTTCCTGAAACCCATGCTTCTATTTGTACCGATAAATTCAGCTATCATCACTTCACCTCCTTAAGCCAGTATTCTTTTCTGCAACCGATGCAGTCATTTTCTTTATAGCATTTTTCTTTGCCTTCAGCGCTCCTGATATAATTCTTATCTACAATACACGGTGCAACAGTCAATATGCCATCAGTGTTTAATTCCGCATTCGGAAACATCTGCAAAAACTCGCTCTGCCGTGTCTTTTCCGGGTGCTCTTTTGACCATTTTTCAACAATTTCAACATATTTTGCAGGATCGGTTTTACGCAGACTAATACATATTTCATCAGTCCCGTTGCGCTTGCTGTGACACGGACAATCAGAGCAAGTATAGTCACTTGAATATTTATATTTATCGCACATCCTGTCTTCTTCTTTCAAAAATTTCACGGCGTCCATTATTCTTCCTCGCTTTCTTCCCATTCTATAGCCTGTCCACAATTCAGGCAGTAGTTATGATCATTTATATTGTCTGTTGCCCAGATGTATTCTCCGCAAACAGGACATTTATAATAATCAAAATCTTTGTCAAGCGCTTCTGGCTTCTTCGGCTCTTGCTTCTCTCTAGCTTCCCGGCACTCTGCCACTGTTCCGATACTTCGATATTTCTCTATTTCTTCAAAAATAGATAATGTGTATCTCGCGGCTTCCCTGCACATCATATCGCTTCCGCTGTAAGCAGGACATTCCTCGCACACATCTTCACCAGCCATATATTTAACGCAGTGTTTTGCTGTTTTAAATATTACATTTTCTTCCACGGCTCTTCCTCCTCTCTGATCCGATTCATCAGGATCCTTCCGTCACATCCCGCAAGCTCGTAAAACCATCCGGATTTGAAGAATCTCTCGCAATCATCAATCATCTTTCTTTTGCCGTTCATGATTTCCCGTTCTTTCGCCGTCCTGGCTACCTTGTGCCGCTTAAGATATCGGATAGCACCCCGATAATCTTTTTCGCTTTGCCGGATGATCTCCAACGCCAGCCTCATGTAGAAATCCAACGATATCCTCCTCTCTGATCGGTATTTTTTCCTCGCCCCGCTTCAAAATCTCGTAATACGTCCGGCGTGGGATGTGGTACAGCCTGGCAGTCTCCGCCGCCATCCTGTCGCAGATGTACCGGCTCCAGATCACGTTTTTTTCCTGCGTGGTAAGAAACCTGCAAGCTCGGCGAAATTCCCGCTTTATCATGACCTTTGCACTCGCCGCTTTCTGGATCGCCGTCTCCAGCTCGTCCACCCTTGCGGCGTACCCGCTGAGATCAGTGATCCCCGGTGCGTGTGGCATACCGTCATTGACCAGTCCTTTCCCGATCTGGCTCATTCTTAACTCGGCAAGGGCTTCCTCCAGATCCTTAATCCTCTGACTCACGTTTATGTAGCTGAAAAGTATCGCTTTTTTGCTCAACGCTTACCTCCAAAAAGTCTTTTGATGTAGCTCAAAACCGATTCATTCCCCGGGTTATTTTTTAAATCCGCAAACATCTTTTCAAACTTCTCTTTGCAGTCTTCGCAGACAAATAAATCATAGCATTTATGATAGCCGCCAGTATATTCATGCTCTTCCCAAACATCTATTTTTAACCTTGGGTTCTCAACTATCTTTCCGCAAATATCACAGAAACTCTTGATCGCCATGTTAAACCATCCTTCCCATCTGCCGGTTGACTTTTCTTGCCATTTCTTTCTTGATATCATCATCGGATATATCAAGAAGCTCCTTAATCTGAATCAGCATGATAGTGACATCCGCCATTTCCTCAATAACCCTGTTTCTTTCTTCGCATGGTGCTGACTTTGAAAGTCTCGTATTGCCAAAAAACCGGATATGCTTTGATATCGCCTGGATAAGTTCCGCAAGTTCCTCTATAGCCTGGCGGGTCTGACTATCATACCCGTAATGTTGAGCAATTTCCCTAATCCTTTTTATCACTATTCTTTACCTCCTTTTCCTTTACCAGATCCTCCAGCCGCCTGATCTGTAAGGTATTGGCGCAAGCCTTTCTTAAGATCCTTTCCTGCATATCTTTGATTTCTTCAATGTCATTTATTACTTCTTCCAGCTTCTTAAAGATATTCTCCAAGATCTTCGATTCCCCGCCGCCGGTCTGCGGCTCCCGGTCTGCCAGGAAATAGCCCACCGGCTTATCCAGTGTCCGGCAGATAATGGCTTCCACATTTACCGGGACTTTACCTCCTTTGCTTTTTACAACCGTCAGATATTGAGACGACTTACCGATCATCATAGAAAAATCACCGATATTCATTCTACGGTTTTTTATTTCCTTCTCCAGAAGCGTGGTGTTGATCCTCGTCATATTTGCCTTCATTCTTGCAATAGCCTCCTTTCCAACCCTTCCATGTCGTATTTCCTCTCCTCGAAGTTGCTGAACTTCGTCCCTGCCGTTCCTTCCGGCTTATAATCTCCCAGATAATCCAAAAACGGCGTTGAAGCACTCAGGAACGTTGCGCCCAGCTTGATATACTGCGCTTCCGTGCGCCTTGCCTTGCACTCGGCGGCGTATCTTTTAACTGCTGTCATCAGCTCGTCCTCTGAAAAACCATCGGCTAAACGCGCCTTATAGCATTTATAAGCCTTAGCCTTCTCTTTTTTTCTCGGGTACGCCTCCCAGAACTCCTCAAAAGCACACGAATATATATTATCTTTATCTTTTACCTTTTCCTTTACCTTTTCTTTTTCTTTAGGTTCCAGCTTGGTTGCATCTAGGTTAGGTTTGGTTATATCTAGGTTTTGTTTGGTTTTTGGTCTACCCCCTTTGGTTCCGTTTTCGTATCGCCGGTTATTTGCGTCTATCTGCGGTTTTGCCATACAAAACACGGTTTTTTCTATCCCACTTCCTTCCGGCTCTATCCCGTCAAGCCCGTAATTAATAATTGACATTGCACAGGCTTTAAATTGATCGGGAGGAAGGTCACGGATAGCGTTTGCAAAACTGCGATAGAATACAACGCTGTCTCTCACTCTATCACCACCTCCTCTATCACCACCTCTATTCTCGGGTGCTTCCCGTCAATGAAGAAATCATCTCGAAATCCCACAATCTCCCGCCAGCCGTCATTTTTTAAAACTCTCGATTTAACAAGTGCGTCCTGGATCACCTTTCTCCCAAATGAAGAGATATTATCTAGATCCCGCCTCCGGTCTTTTTCATACCAGCGATATCGCATATAGACCGGCTTATCTATCTTCACTCGCCTTAGCTGTTCGTGGATAGCGGCTAAGATGATAGCCTCATTCTTTTCTTTCAGGTTCGCCCCCTTGTATCGGTTCATCCGGCAAGAGGCTATATATTCGTTTAAGCCGCTCAGCCTTCCGTTTATTCTCAACGTATAACGCACTGTTCCGCCACCCTTCGAATGTCTGTTTCATTGCCATCCTTTTCGCCAGGATCGCTCTTGCCCGGTGAAGGTCTTTCGCAATGTATTCCTCAAATGCTTTCTCGTCAACCGGGTCTCCCGGGATGGGTCTGAATATGCCCTCGCCCACGTTGATTATGCAGTCCCCGTTGTTATTTGCCTGCTCAATCATCCGCCGCAGAGACCGATCGGTGCATTTATTCCACGGTCTGGCGATCGCATTTCTGTGACCGTCCGGGATCCTATTGAAATATTCTTCTGCGCTCTCTTTCATTTCTCTCCTTTCTCCCGCCGCTCCCGTGCGCTTGCGGCGGGCGGGTGTGATACAGATATCGTGCAAAGAGGTTACCGCACGGGATGAATCAAGGTTTTTGGTTTCTATAGCCAAGACTTTCCAAACTCCGCCCGGAACTCGTCCCGGGTTCCGTAGTGGGATTCGTAATAAGTCTGTGCCATTTGCTTCAAACGGAGATCCAACCCCCGGTTTGGGTTTTCGTGAACGCTGTCAAGTCCAAACTCATGCAGGTCTACCGCCAGCGGGATCACAAACCCGTATTTCTCGGACAGCTTCCTCCGGCTACCCGGAAAGATATGGTGAATGTGGACGTGGCTTGTGCCGGTGAAATAGCAGTGTCGGAGATCATCCGTGAATACGCTATACAGCTTTTTCATATTCTCACCCCATATCTTTCTTCCAGGATCCGTTTCTCGTCCGGCGTGGCGATCTCCCCATCCGGGATCCCTGCGTCCTTGCACTCCGAGATGATCCCGTCTATCAGCCGTGACATCTCCGCCGTGTTGTAGGTGCTGGATCCCCGCATGAGGCGGTAGGTTCGATAGGTTACCCCGTCCACGCCCTCCCGCACCTGAGAGGTTGGCTGGAGATGGTAGGTCTCACTTCTCACAACCTGCCGCTCCGCTTCCTCCGTGTCTGGCACAGTGGCGAAAACACTCTTGTCCCCGATCACCGCCGGGAAGCCGTAAGCAGAGATCATCCTGTTGTGGATCTCGGCATTTGATACCCGGAGGATCGCCGCCAGCTTGGTGACAAGCGTCCAGTAATAGGCGTTTGCGTCCAAGGATCGCTTTTTCTTGTATTCGCAAACCCGGATCGTGACCTTCTTCCCGTCCAAGGCTTCCATTGCCTCGTGAGCGTCCTGGTCAACCTGAAAAACCATCCGTTTTTCTTTGTGGAGCCAGTCCGTCATCAAGCTTTCTATTTTTCCCGTGTACTCAAACATCATTCATCACCGTACCGGCCCTTGATCGCCGTCAGCATTTGCGCCGCTTCCTTCTCAGTCAGAGTCTCCCAGGTCTTCCCGTTTCCACACACCCATGCGTCCCCGTCAATCATGTGTTGATCGCAAAGCTGTTGAATAGTCTTGATCTTTGCCTTGGAAGCCAGCTTTTCAAGGCTGGACGGGATACTCGGCTCTTCAAGATCCTCTTCCTTCAGCCAGAGATCGAACCCAAGCCCGGTGTTTATAGCCACGCACTTAACGAACGCCCGGCACATGGAGTTCCAGACCCGGAACTGGCTCATGCTGTTATCCTTGACTGGATTCAAGCCATTCATGACCGGGGTCTGCATTTCATAGACGTTTTCGTCTATGAAAACCCGGATCCGGGTTTCATAACAGCGGTTCTTATTTCCGCTCTTATCCTCAAAGACCTGGTCTGACATGATCAGGCTGGAGCCGGTCTTTTCGTCCGGGATCGGCTCCCAACGTACAACCTTCGCCCCGTGCTTGTGCAGAAGCTCCACACATCTCGACCAGGGGAGGTATGAAAGCCCGTCCCGCTTTTTGCAGTAAGGCGATACGTCCACCTTTCGCATTTCCTCATAGCTTTTCAGCATTACAATAACCTCCTTTGGTTTCGAATACACTCGTCACACCACTCTATGCCGTCTATATCCGTGATCCCGTCCCCTTCGTACAGCGGCTCGCCGCAGATATCGCAGTAAGACGCTGGCTTGGGATCCGGCTTATATGCTTTCCACTCGTCATAGTCTTGCATTTTCGCCGACCTCCTGCTAAAATAACAATGATATTATTTTTTCAATGCCGCCAATCATGATCATGGCGGTGATCGGGACTGTGACGGGTGCCATCCCGGTATAGATCCCTACAGCGGTTTCCCATGCGTCTGGCAATAACCTCCTTACATTTTTTGCCAGACGCAGGAGAGCCGCTTTTTTCTTGTTATACCTTATTCTCCTCATATCTACACCACAATCTTTACTTCTGCTCCGCCGTACTGATCTTTCAGTTTCTTAGCGGCTTCTTCTACGGTGATCTCTACAAGCTCTTCTTGCTTCCAAATACACTCGCCTCTATTTTTTAGAATGTCTTCAATGCTTGTTATTGCGGGCGATGGCAAGCAGATGTCAATAACGTCAATATCTCTTTCGCACACCCCCTTTAAATCATCATCACGCTCGGATACCCTGATAAAACCACGTTTAAGCAGGATCCGATCTTTTCCATCAAATACGCCAACGGTTCCATCTCTTAATTTAACTGTGCAAAACGGTGTTAAGATATCCTTTGGAGTTGCAATTTTAAGAGCTTTAAACGGGAACCAAAACCTGCCAACACCTTCCAGCTGGCAAGTATCATCTGTGCATGTATGGAAAATTCTAAAAACTTTCCCGACTGTCCAGTCCATATCTGGAACCCAATTTGCGCCATTTTCGCTTGCTTTTTGAAAAACCTTCACATAATCGCCTTCTTTAAACTTCATCTCTTTTTTCTCCTCCTTCTTTCGTCTTTCATACTCTTTATATTCTTTCTCAGTCAGGTATCTATCCCAACATTTCTTGCAAATATCATCGTCATAACACGGAAACTCGCAAAAATAAGGCTGATTAGTATAGATACCAGGTAAGCTAAACGGACAGCCTTTAACGCCTCCGAGATGATTGTGGTCGATTCTTTCAGGTTCAACCTTTTCCACATACTCCCGGTATGTGATAGCCGGATATAACATATCGTCAGAGTAAATCCAGCCAGATTCTTTTTCTCCTGACAACCTATAGTTTCCTGAATCCGTAAGGTCTTCTATTGTGCAAACATCCCCGCAAGTGCTCTTCATCATATCCCAAAATGAGCAATTGCAATAAATTCTTAAATCACCGCACGCTCCAAACTCTTCCTTCATGTCATCCCATTCCCGGACACGGACAAGATCTCCTACCTTAAATTTTCCCATGATAACCTCCTTTTTGCTTCTCCTTCCACTTCTCAAACCCGTCCACATCAAACAGGATCGGGCTATTCTTTTTCAGCGGGTTCATCTTCCAGGCGAACCGCTGACCCCTCGCCCCGGTGCGGCAACACCAAGGCGGCTATTGCGCTTCAAGAACATCAAGAAACGCTCTTTTGAATTGACAGAAATATTATAACATGATTCTTGAAGCCATGCAATCGAACACGTGTTCTTGTATGGCTTTTTAATTCAAAAAATTGAGTTAAAAACAGAAAATCGAGTTAAATCGAGTTAAAAATGAGTTAGGTGGTGAGAATATGCCGACAAAATATAAGCGGGGATCGAATGGGTATTACAAGACAAACGTCTGGGACGGGACATACAAGGACGGGAAAAAGCACTACATCCAGATCCGATCAAAGAAATCCAGCCGAGATCTGGAGAAGAAGGTTGAGGAATACCGGCAAAAGGTTGAGGAGCGGAAGAACCTGAAAAAAAGCGAGATCACATTCCTTTCCTACGCCCGCACCTGGCTGGACGTATATAAAGCCGGGGTTGCAGACAACACCCGGGAGATGTATGTCAACATCATCGAGAAGCACCTGATCGCCCTGGAGGGAATCCGCCTGCAAGACATTGAGCGGATCCACCTGCAACAGGTGTTGAATAATGCAGACGGGAAGAAGCCCACGCAGATCAAGATACGCATGACTTTCAAGGAGATCCTGGATTCCGCCGTCTCTGACCGGCTCTTCCCGGCGAATATCGCCGCCGAGATCATGGCGAGCGTGGGGCGGATCAAGTACAAGCCGCCAGAAAAACGGGCACTCTACGAGTATGAAAAAGCCGCCCTCTTCCGGGCGGATCTGCGGGAGGATGACAAGGTATTCGCTTACATCCTATACGGGTGTGGCTTACGGCTGGGGGAAAATGTGGCGTTGACCGTCTTTGACTTTGACCTCCGCACCCGGGAGATCAAGGTCTCCAAGGCCCACGCCCTGATCCGGGGCGAAGTGATACAGAAAGACCCAAAGAGCCGCAACGGCTTCCGGGTGGTTCCTATCCCCAGCACCATTTTCCCGGTGGTGCGGGATTACGTCACCCGGCTCCGTCAGGAAGGAAAGACCTACCTATTTACAATGCAGGACGGGAGACCGCTCACAAAATCAAGCTATGACCGCAAGTGGAAGCGGATCATCAAGGCAATGCAGGCGGTAAGCAAGGAACCGATCACGAACCTCACCGCCCACATTTTCCGACACAATTATTGCTCAACTCTTTGCTACCAGGTGCCAAAAATATCCATTAAGCGGATCGCCCAGCTGATGGGTGACACGGAAGCCGTGGTCTTGCAGGTGTATAACCACGTCATGGCAGACATGGAGGACACCCACGGGGCGATAGATAACGCACTCTGAAAATGACACGAAAATGACACATTGACACGAAAATGACACAAATACAATAGTCTACAATAGGCTACATTTACCCGGAACACCCGGACATAAAAACGGCGGAAACCCTTGAAAATCTTGGATTTCCGCCACTCTCATTCCATGAGCGTGCGGGGATTCGAACCCCGGACAACTTGATTAAAAGTCAAGGTATCTGATAGCAGGAAACGCCCAAAAATACGCAGTTTTCCGGAACGCTGTGACACGAAAATGACACAAATATTTTAAACTTGAAAGCGTAGCGGTATATATGGATGATGATTTAAGAGAGTGGACACACTATCACTACTGCGGAGAAAGTAATGAAGAGTTTTTAAAACAGTATTTTTTGAGACTTTGTTATGAACAGGGAGAGGAAAAGGCGGAAGAGTTTGAACAGCTTCTCTGGAATGAGTTCGAGATTGATATTGACGATCTTGTAAGCTACGAAGAAAAAAGAAACGCCATTGAGGAATATGTATAAGGAGGAAAATACAATGTATACAGTTTACGAAAACAGAAACACAGGTATTAAAGGAAGGCCATTTATGGTTGAAACCGCATTATTCAGCGGTACTAAAGAAGAATGTGCTGAGTATGAGGATATGAAGCGCAAGGAATACGCAAGACAGTACGGAAATGAATTTGGAACATTCGTTTACTGCTACACACGGTCAGACGAAGAGACGGAGCGGATCGAGAAGGCGAAGACCATCTACGACACACTCACAGACGAGCAGAAAAATGACATCATTGAAGTGGATGGAAAAAGATACATAAGAGCCATCTACGAAGCAAATCACAAATAAAAAGCACCCCGGAGCCACAAAGCCCCGGGGTTTTTCTTATCGCTTATTCACCCATTTCTGGAGTGCCGTGACGGTATTGACGCCCATGTATCCATCCACCTTCACGCCAAGGAGCTTCTGCCACGCCTTGATCGTCTTGGGCCCCATGAAGCCATCATCCTTCACGCCGACATGATTCTGCATTGCGCCGATCAGATCTGAGCCATTTCCCTGGCCTTTGAAGTCCCAGGAGCCAGAGTCCGCTCTAAGAAGGTATTTCTTCTGCGCCGGATCCTGATTGGAAACCTCGCCATCAACCGGCGTTCCGAAAATATTCTGAAGTTTCTTGGTGGTTTTTACGCCCCACCAGCCGTCCACTTTAAGATCTCCGCTGGAAGTGGTGACAGAAACGCTTCCGCTCGCTCCAGCAATCTCGGAGAATGGGAAGTTTGCACCTGGACAATCCGTCGAACCAACGTCCTTATGCCGCTGTACCTTGCTGATTCCATACAGGCTTTTTACATAGGCTACCAGCTCTTTCCCCGCACTCTTCTGGGCGGATCCCATCGTCTCGATCTGGAAGTTGCCCTCAAAACAGATCCCGATACTATCAGAGTTTGCCCCGGAGGCGTGTGCCCCGACATATTTTTCCGGGCGAAGCCGGTACACGCTTCCATCCTTCCGGACAAGGAAGTGATAGCCAGCACCCGACCATCCTCTCTGCTTGTGCCAACGGTGGATATCTTCTGCACTGCACGTCTTCGCCGCCGCATGGTGAAGAATCATCCGGTTTGTCTTTTTTCTTACGCTCATGCTTCCGAATTTCAGATCTGTGTCGATGATTTTCATATTATTTTTCCTCGCTTTCTGCATTTACGATCTTATCTGCCACCTTCAATCCGCTCACTAAAATAGCCGGGACTTTAAACCCTGCTTCTACAAAGTTTTCAAGTATTGAGCGAATTTCGTTGATTATAAGTGACGCAAGGACGAACCAGCCGAGAAGCGTGGTCACCCCAAGGTCTACCCCGATGGAGTTTCCAATCTCGATAAATACAGCACCGGCTCCGAAAGCTACCAGCACCATCAACCAGTAGCCCAGCTTTTTCAGGACTCCTTGCCATCCCTTCACGCTATTTTCCTTTCCTGCCAGCCTGCTTTTCATCCAGCCTGTGATCCAGTCTGCGACATTGAGCAGGATAAACGCTACGAAAAGGAACCAGTGCTCGCCGAGCACGTAAGACAGGACGGCAATGACCGCCCCGGTGACGGCGTTATAGCCGTCAATGAAAGATTCTGCGTAGGTCATCTTCTTCATTTCCTCACTTTCCTTTCTTTTTTTGTAAAAAAATAAGACCTTACGGTCTATCTCTTGTTCTCATTTTGATCTCTTTAAAAAATGCGGGTTTGTCTGAGCTAAATAGCAAATTACAAGGACTTTTGGCAGACCCAGAGGACATAGATCTAGCCCTAAATACCTCTGGTTTTACGAGTAACAGTACCTGGGCGCAGAGAGTAGGTAGGCAAGTGACTGTATATCCACAGGTTGTCGGCACCCCAGTAAAAGGCCGGATGATTGCAAGTGGCTTGCCAGCACCACCCAGACAGATTATCGTAAGAGACGCCACATTTGGTCAGGCGGCGCTTAACACGGCGGGGCAATTAATTATTTCCAGCGCTGGATCCACATCCTCAACGTATTTTTTCATGCCGTTCACATATTGGGCGGCGGAGTAGATCACGCCCATCGTCCTTTGAGAATGAATCCAGCATTAATATAATCTACCTGGCCTGGATCTGCGTTAGCCGATATATACATACTTAATGTTTTCCCTTGTATATTATTTGCTGTCAGATCGTATATGCCGCTCGATACAATACTTCCGGAGAAAACCCATCGATCATCCGCCAGTGTTAATTCATCTGGAAGTGTTACGGTAATCATAAAATAATATCGATTCGCAGAAGTCGAATGGGTAAAGCTTACTTGGGAAGCATCTGCCCGTCCTGACAGTTCAAATGTTCCGTCATTGTACTTTTTCAGGGTATATGGCCGGGAAGATATGCCTCCCAAGAGACCACTATACAGCTTATAAGAATTGCTATTTAGTTCTGTCAAACCCGCATTTGTTTCATTGATTGCTGAGACAAGGTCTGTCTTTTCTTCAGTTGTAAGCGCAGTCAGATTTCCGATCTCCATAGCGCACTCGTTGATCGCCGCTACAAGGCTGGTTTTTGCGGTCGTGACAAGGCTACCCAAAACCCCGATCATATTATACAGCGCATTGCCTTGTCTTGCGTCCAACACATACCCGTCCGATGTCTGGGTCAGTACGTTGGACACGCCTTTAAATGCGGCGGTTCCAAGGTCGGAAAACCACTTTGAAATCTTTCCAAAAAGTGTGGCAACCGTATCCCCGGAGGCTACATTCTCCCGGGTGCTCGCCTGCTCAAAGGTCACCGGCGTGGTGTCGATATCCTCAGCACTGCCGGGATCACCCTTTGGCCCCTGCGGGCCCTGCGCCCCGGTGGGGATCACGAAGTCTAAAACCGGGTTCTGCGCCGTGCCGGAGTTGGTGACCGAGGCCTGTGAGCCTGGTTCCCCGGTGGTAGTGCTTCCCACGGTCACGGTGCTGGAGAAATCACCCGCTTCCGCCTTATTTTCAATTTCCTCAGCGGCAGAGTTCGCCGCTTCCGCCGCCGTGTTCGCCGCCTGCGTCGCCTCCTGGAGTTCCTCGAAAAAGCTGGACTCGTTTTTTGATTCCTCGCTTTCGCCGTCCGTGTAATTCTGCCTCACATTAAGCGGCTGGACGAAAGTAACCAGGTTGTCATCCCCACTCATAACCTGGATCTGGAGCTTATTGAACCCAACCTCAGCCATCATCTGCGTGGTTACATCCACCGTCACATCATTCCCGGAGATCGTGGCGGCGTTATACACCGCAAGCCCGGACGGCTTCTGGACGAATACCTGCGCCGTGGCTCCCGCTGGGATCTGGAAGTCCCGGAAATGAAAAATGATCGGGATGGCGTTGGTGTTCTGCACATAGTCAATCGGGATCTTTACTCCGTCTGCTTTTGTGTAGATATCTCTTTCGATAGCCATGTCTTCCTCCTTATGTTTGAATATCTGTTACAAGCCCGCCTTTTACAGTGATAGATTTAATGCTTGATCCTATTGCTGTACCGCTAAAAGCGTCTGGAAAGCGTGGCGGGTCATCTGGGGTATCGGAATACCACCTCATGATATCCTCATAAGATCCACCAGACACCCTGCGTCTTACATAGAAATCGCATCCCTCATCTAAGATGATCGCCAGCCCACCGAGATCTCCTTGCGAGTTTGCCTTTCCAACAGACGATATTGAGGCAACACGGTTTCCGGCGTCTGTCCAGTTGTATATCTGAACGGAATTGTTCTTTATTTCAACAGACAAATTTCCGTCATCGTCAATCTGTGTAAAGTCCCCGGACATTTGCAAATTCCCAGTATCCAGGTTCCAATAGGATCTCCCGGTTTTATCCGCCAAAAGCCCGGTTATTAAAGTATTCGCATACCCGCCCTTTGCAGTGAAAGCTGTCGTCCAGTCCCAATCACTCCCGTCCTGCGTCCGGGTGTCGGAAATCTGGAACCCCTGAGTTCCAAGACACATTGCGCCGTATGTCGGGGAGTCGGGATCTGTGTCCTCGAAGAGGATCGCCCGCACGTCCTGCTTCTGAGCGATATTTTTCTGATATCGAAGCTGGGTGTTGATGGCGTTTAAAACGCCGGAAACCCGCTCTGCTACCAGGGTGTCCCCCGGGCCTATCACTTTCTGGATCGCCTGGAGGCTTGAAGTGAGCTCGTTGAAATAAGCATACTCATATTCTCCGAGCGTGACCGTCTCCACCCGGTTGCGGATACAGTCCCAGGTCATTTTTATCGCTCGGGCTTCCGTCTCAATGTCGAGACGGTAGTTATAGCAATGCACGGTGTCCCCCAGCGCAACGCTTACCAGGTCTTCCACGTCTTTATATTGATCCGTCTGCTCCAGCGGGATCATGGAAACCTCAATAGTTACCGCCGGAAGATCCGCCCCGGATTCGTACATCTCTTCGCATTTCTGCGTGAGAGCCGCATTAAGGGCGGTTTGGTCTTCGCAAACGATGATCCCGTTGTCTTCGTCACCGTCACTTGCGTCCTCCGCAAGCTTCACATCCTCAAAGGTTACCTCTCGGATGTATTTCTTCGCATACTTATCAATATTCTCCGAGTCAACCCACGGGGTATCGCCGCTCATGGTTCTGCCGTTGTACGCCACCGGGATGATCCGGGTCACCACATCAGACATATTGACGGAAAAGCTCAACCCGTCCATGTTCTTCCCGTATCGGATCTCTGCACCTTTATCGGATCCGATTCTTTCGTTGATGATAACCGTCAGGTTATCATAGAGAATCTCGCCGCCCCACACCTGGCAGAAGGTCGGGCTGTCCTCGCCGTTGATAGCGTCCATCAGGTTCCGCCTCACAAAGTAAGCGGTTCCGCCGGTTGTGATATCGGAAGATCCCGAATACTTGCTCCCGGCGGTCATGATATTCAATGCCTGCTGTCCGCTCTGCCCGGTGGGCCGCACATCCATCAGGAAGCAGTCGTCCGCACTATCGAAAAAGATCGGGTAGGCGGTGATCTGGACGGCAGACTCGGTTTTTTCGCACTTGTCCACCCTGAAAAGCTGGTGATCGCCCTGGAAGGTTGGACAGGAAATAACCGCTTCTTCCGTCAGGTATTTCCAACGTCCTTCATCGTCCAGCGGGTGGCTCATGGTAAGCTCCCACGCCCCGTTGATCTCGCAAGTGAGAGGGCAGGACGTGGGGAAAAGCGTCATATCGCCGTTTTTGTCAAAGTTTTCATTGCCTGCTCTGTAGACTTGAATCATAATTCCCTCCATCTTGGCGTAATATTGACCGCAAACCCAGCCGAGCCGGTCACGGTATTATCCCCGGGCGGCAACCAGAGCTTTGCATAGTCCCCGGTTGCATCCGTATTTAAGGTTTGCCCGTCATTCTTGTAAGAGATCTGCCGGTCAGAGTCTATGACGATCTCCTGGCCAATATTCGCCGTGAACTCGTAGCCGTTTACGGTCAGCGTGCAAAGCCCTTCCCCCGTGATACGGTAGAGCGGGTGGCAGATGGCTCCGGGATTATATACCGCCCCGGAAGCCAGCACTTCCTTTTCCCCTTCGTCCGAATAGACGTAAGGATCGCATGTGAATTCCGCAGTAAATCTCCCGATCTTCCGGGAAGCCCGCTCTGTTGACGTGATCTTACAAAAAAGAGCCCGGTAGAAATAACCGGGATCATCGGAGAACCGGAGCTTTCCGTTTCCGCTCAGCCACTTCTTCGCTTTTCGATACACGCCCGCCCACTCGTCCGGCGGAGCCATGAAGTTCATCTCTACCGGGATCACGATAGGCTCATAGAGCCCCTCGGAAATCGTCAGGATCCCGTCACGCCCCGGGACGGTCACTTCTTCGATCCGCTCCTCCGGGGCCGGGATACTTGGTCGGCGAACCGGGAGCAGGAAATATTCCCCGCCGGAGTGTCCGGCAAACTCAATCTGAAACATTTACACATGCCCCCCTCTCGCCTTGATATTTGCTATTTGATTATTCGTGATATACTTGTCCGCTGTTCTTCCGATCACTTTGCCGTCCAGGATGATCTGGTCTCCTTGAACTATGACAGAAGAGGAATAGGAAGCCGCCGCCGCACTGAAAACGCCGCCACGGTCTTCTGTAATCGCTCCGTTTATCGTCCCAGACACGGCGGAAGCCGCCCGGGAGATGATACCAAGGTTCTTATAGATCGTGTCCGCCATCCCGGTAAGCATATCCGGCATCCAGGTCTCGTAGTCACGGAGTGGCCCTTCATCGGGCCGGGAGAAGTGAAGGAATGAGCGGATCTTGTTCGCCACGTCTTTCACGGCACCAACGATCTTGTTTACCCCGGACATAACACCCTTCGCCAGCCCGTTAATGAAATCCTTCCCCCAGCCGATCGCCTTGCTTGGCAGGGATGTGATAAAGTTAATAGCAGACTGAAACGCATTTTTCACTGCAGAGCCGATTTTTGAGCCGATAGACGAAATGATCGTTACAAGGTTGTTGAAGGCTGTCGAAACCAAAGTTTTTATGATGGTCAAGACAGACGAAAGGATAGACTTTACCGCCTCCCAGGCTCCTCGCCAATCGCCCTGCAAAATCGAGCTGAAAAATTTAATGATATTTTGGATGATGTTAAGCCCTTCCTGAATCCAGGTGGTGATCATGGTCACGGTGTTTTGCACCACAGCCATGATCGTGTCGCCCCACTGCTCCCAGATGATAGAGGCCAGCTCAACGAACGCCGAAATGATCTGCTTGATCGTCTCGATCGCTACCGAAATCGCAGACTGGATCTGTGCCCAGATCTCGCCGACAGCTTCACGGAACCCCTCGTTTGTCGTCCACAGGTGTTGGAACGCCGCAACAAGAAGCGTAATCCCGGCAACAACTGCCGCTACTATGCCGATGATCGGCAAAAGTGGAGCCTGTAGCATGGTCAACGCCGCCGCAACCGACAAAATCACCGGCGCAAGTGCCCCGAAAATAACAATGAGCGTTCCGAGAATGGTTAAAAACTGCTGTACCGGCTCGGGCAGGGATGTAAAAAACCCGGCCACTTTCTCCAGCACGCCAGCCGCTATGTTCATAGCGTTTGTCACCGCTGGCATGATCGCTTCTGCCAGGCGGCTCATGGCTTCCTCATACCGGGCCTGTGCCTCGTTGGACTCGATCAGGGCCTCATTATTTTCCCGGAAACCTTCCGCACTCTCGATCAACCCCTGCCGTGCCATCTCCTGCAAGATCATATTCGCACGCTCGGTTTTATCGGTTGTGGACTGGAGCTTTTGGTTAAAAGCGTCCTCAGAAGTTCCCGCCCAGTTCAAAACGTCCGCAAAGGTTCCAGTCACCGTCCCGGTCTGTGCAGTTTCGTTGATCGCCTCGGCCAGGGAGTCGATCGGGATGGAATCACCATATTGCGCCCATGCGCCGATTGCGGCGTCCGTCATTTTTGTGAGTTGGCCCTGGGAAAGACCGAGAGCTTGCAGGTTCGCTGTTGCGGTAGCCGCCGTTTGGTTATCGCCAAGAACGCCGTAAAGCTGAGTATAGGTCTGCTTCGTTTCTTTTGTGGAGTATCCAAGGTTTTTGGAAGAGGCTTCCAGCTGACCCATGATTTTCAGATATTCCTTTGACTCCTCTACCACGCTTTTCATTGCTTCCCCGGCGGAGGATATCCCTTCCGCCAGCGAACTTAACGCCTCGGACTTGGACGCACTTGCGATATCGTCAAGGCTTTTGTCTGCCTCGTCCGCTTCATCCGACAGACGGCTTAAGCCGGTGGCGGCGTCCCTTGCCCCTGACTCGATCTCGTCCAGCATGTTGGCGTTTTTTCCGATGGAGTTATTCAGGTTATTGATATAGCCCTGAGTTTCATTCATGGCCACTTTCAGCTTGGAAACGCTTTCCGCCTGCTTATTGTAGGCGGCTTCCGCCTTCCCTGCTTCCGCAGAGTTTTCCCCCATCTCCGTTTTTACCCGCTGATACTCGGTGGCAAGTTCTCGGAGCTTCTGGACTTCCTTATCATATTGATCCTGGAGGGTTGACAGCTTCTGCTTCTGAGCGTCAAGCTGTTTCTCCATGACCCGGCTTTTTGCTATGAGGGCCTGCTGGGAGTTCTCATTATTTGCAAACTCCGCCGTCAGGGCTTTCATCTCGGATCCGTACTCCCGCAGGGAGTTGTTGATGTTTTTTATCTGCTTGTTAAATTCAGCCTCGCCCTTGATTCCAATGCGTGGCCCGATATCATATCCAGCCATTAAATCACTCCCGGAAAATACTGTTGATCTCGCTTGTCGATAAGTTCTATGTGTCCTTCCTGAGCCAGGAAGAAATCATAAAGGTCGGAAAGCTCGGCGATAGGCATACAGGCATATTCCAGATACGGGATACCCATGCGCCTACCGCAAGCATTAAGCCACTCCGGGGAGTTCACCCTAGAGTGGCTCTTACATTTTTTTATCAGGCTTGGCCTCCACGTCCTTTTTTGATCCGCCGGAAATGCACTCCACGATCTTTGCTACCATGTCCTCGGCGTCAAAGATATCTACCGCCACCTCGATCACTTCCGCCGGGAGCGGCTCCCACTTGCCGTTGATGATCGGTGCATTCTCGGGGGCAGGGAGGTCTTTCTCGAAAAAGTTCTTGTAGGCGCACCCCTGGGAGATCAAGAGCGTCAGGATCTCAACGATTGCCTCCAGCTTGTCCGCCTCGTTTCCTTCCTTCTTGATCCGCTCCTGCATTTTTTCCACGCTTCCATACCGCTGAATCAGCCGTTTTGTTGCCCCCAGGGAGAAGGACATCGGATAGTCCTTCCCAGCCAGGGTTATATAAGTAATCTTGCTCATTTTCTATCCCTCATTTGCAATAACCGTCACGGTTCCGGCGGCCACCGCTTTCTTTGCGCTGTCCACTTCCGCTACGCAGATCTCCGTCCCGTTTGTGATCTCCACATCCTCACCGGGTGTCAGAGCCGTCCAGGAAGTAAGATCTTCCTTATAGTTTGGAATGGAGGCGTTTGCTTTGTAGACGTAGGTATTTCCAGAAGCCGCCGCAGGACTTACGGAGATAACCGTGTTGCCCGCTTCGCTTCCCGCCTGGGATGTTACAGTCAACTGCACCAGCACGTTCAGGATGGTTTTCAGGTACTCGTAGGCTTCCGCATGAGTGTCAAACCACGCCTCCCGCTCCCACTGGTGCTTGTAATTTTCAGAGTTTTCATCCGCCCGGGTCACCGAAAACTCGATCTCTTTCGTCTGCCACTCGATGGACTCGCCCTTCGTGGTAGCCGCTTCCGCCGGGATATTGGGCGTAGCTTTGCACAGGATCACCGCCCGGTATTTGTCGATATCGTTGATCTGGTGGGTCTCAATGATACCGAATCCAAGAGGAACCGGCTTTGCGTCATCGTCCTTTACAAGCTCGGTCACCTGCACGCTTCCAACCTGTACCTGCACCTCTTTCAGCTTCAAGAGCCGCCGGGAGGTGTAAGCGTCCAGATCGGTTGTGTTCAGCGTCAGAGTACCGCCGTTGAAAGACCCGTAATCATTCTCGGCGATATTGTCATCACCGTAGAGCGGGTTGTTATCCGATGTTTCCGGCTCAAAGCTGTACTCCACGGCCTTGCCGCATACAAAACCGTTGGAATAGCTTACAACATTTCCGTTGTAGTTGTACTCACCGAAAACCGGGTTGGTCAAGCCTTTAATAGCCATATTGTCACTCCATTCTTTTCTCGATTTCTTGATTAATGGTTTCGTCCATCTTCGCCTGCGCCGGTTTCCGTGATCGGTTCACCGCCGGACGCACAACGGGATGTTTTTTCCGAAAATAGGTGCCCGATTCCACACTCCGCATAAGCATGGCATTGGGCGTGCCCTTGGGATATTTCTTTGTCTTCACACTTCCGTAGCCGTCAAAACCGGCTTTGGTATTGATGTAATCTTGCTCGTTTTTAATAGGCGCAAGACCGAAAGCGTCTATCAGGTCGGCCTTCTGCCTGCGGCTTACGCCGTACAGCATTTCCCCCTCGTTTGCGTAGGGCGGGAGTCCGTTCTCACCTTCCTGCACGGGGATGGAATCCAGGTTCGCCCGGATGGCGTTCGCCACCACGTTCGCCCCCTCATAAACCGCCCGCTTGCAGATCTCCTCCGAGTCCTTCCAGAGAATCGAAAGCCGCTTGGCGTATTCATCAATGCCTTCAAACTCGATACTTGCCATCACGCCACCTCCCACACCCACTCGTAGTGGATATACCCGGCTCCGCTCTCGTCACGGGACTCAAACTGCACGGAGTTAAGATAAAAAGAGATACAAGCGGCTGTTAAAGCCGCCTGTATCTTGTCCACATTTTCATCAAACTCCTGCCGGGTGAAGTAGTCAATCGTGCCCTGGATGGATTGGTTGGTTTTGTGATCGTCACCCTCCACCGAATCACCCTCGGAGTCCTCCGCCCAAACAATATATTGATCGGTCTTGTCCATCGCCCGATAGTGGCCGACATTATCTGTGATCTGTAGAAGGATCTCAGGGATCACCTGGATCTTGGATTGCATACTCATCTTCCAACCTTTCCAGGGTCAGCTTTGTGATCCTTAGATTGTCTTCATCCAGCGTGGGTTGCCGCATGATTACTCGGAACTGCGTCCCGTCTTCCAGGGCGCAGACATCGGTCACGGCGATATCCCCCCAGCCCGGAACATTGACCACGGCGGAAACCTGCTGTTTCGCCTGCAATGCGGTATAATACCGGGTGATCCCGATATCATCGTAGCCGAAATAATACTGGTCTTTTTTTATCAACCCGGTAACCGGCATTTGTCCGGGCTTTGCGATATTCCCGGTCTTATAGATCGTCAGGATCCCGTCATCGAAGGTCATACTTGCCGCCCCTTTTGTTTCATCAAAATATTATTCAGGTTCCAGCGCAGGAACCTCGGCATAGATGTTTCGTTTGCCGCCCGCTTGCGGAAGAGATAGGCGGCGTATTGCACCACCGCCATATCACACTCGATCGTCCCGTCAAGGATGATCCCTTCCGTTTGTATCGCAGAGGAGGCCTGCGACAGCAGAGCGGACAGGTATTCATCATTCGCAGATGTGGTCCTCTGCAAATCTTTTTTTAGCAAAATCAGCTTTTCCTCATTCGTCACAGGCCATCACCACCTTATCACGCAGTCTTTGTGATGTTTACGGTGTAGACCTTCACGGCGTTGCCGTTCTTCACGGTCACGGTCAGCGGGTGAGCGGTTCCGTCAGCCTTAAAAGTGATCGTGCCACCGTTTCTCACGTTCTTACCATTGTAGGAGATCGCCACTTCTGCGCCAGCCTGTGCAGTGGTAGCCTCAACCTTGCCGGAGGTTCCCGTTGCAGTGATGGCGTAAGTGGTTACATCCGGGTCAAAGGTTCCCGGAGTCATGCTCTCGGTTCCAACCGTCAGGGCGTTGAGGTCAGCGTCATTTGCGGTATCCGCCGCAAAGTCCATCACGGTTGTAACATTCGTGTTGTTGATATTGATAGCCACGAACGCACCCGGGATCACCGGCGCACCGTCAGCCCGTGCCTTGCCACGGAACACAGTGTTGTCCTGAATGAACTGAACGCTTCTGTCAGATTCGATCTGCATATCCGCACGATCAGCCCACAGGTAGAGATCGCCGTATCCGCCGATGATATCGCCGTCCGGGATGAACTCCAGCACGTCAATGTCTCCGGTGATAACCGGCAGGGTTCCGTAGATGTTAGCCACGATATCGCCCGCCGCCGTGAAGGTGATCGCCTTCGACATCAGCTTCGCCCGGGTCTTGGAGTTCATAGCCCAGAACTGGTTCCCCCGGCTGTACTTGGTGTAGGTGTTTCCTGCCGCCACGGTCAGTGCGCTCCAGAACTCGGACCCCGTCATGCTGTCACCGTCGATCTTGATGATATTGGTATCAGACAGACCCACCCATGCCGGTGCGTTTGCCGGATAATCGGCAGGCTTGGACTCCTGCGCCAGGCGGGTAACGATACCAAGGGGCATTTTAGAGCTTGCGCCCTTGCCGTACAGGATCGCCTTGTCCTCTGCCAGGCCGATAGCCTCGGACAGCATTTCAATGATTGTGCTGGCAAGATCCAGGTTGCTTACGGTATCCTCCAGAAGGGAGTTGCAAACCGGGATGAATCCGGCTACCTTATAGCCGTCCAGGGTGATCTGGTTAAACACAAAGGTCAGCTCATTGATCGCCCCGCACATCTCCGTCCATACCGCCTCTGGCACGGTTCCGGCTACGGTCTGTCTTGCCTCGCCGCTTACCGGGCGAACCCGTACACGGTTCAGGAGCTTAGAATAGCGGTACATATTCTCGGAAATCAGATCCAGGAATACTACCGGGATCTCCAGTTCTCCACCCTGGATCGCACGGTTGGATCCCTTCATAGATCTCAGCTGTGCCAGGAAGTTCTTGACGTCCTCTCTCTGTACGATAGCCTCACGGGTGTCCATCGGAAGAGCGTCAAAGGCTCTTTTGCTCATGGGCAGGCTACGGATATTTACATCTACATTCATGTTCATTCTCACTTTCCTTTCTTTGTTTTCGTGTCTTTCTGCCGGAGGATCTACCTCGCAAGCCGCAAGGTCTGCCTCCAGATCTCCGATCTCGGACTCCAGCTTTGCCTTTGCTTCATCGTGTGCGGTCTTGTCGGAATCGAATTTCTCGATCTCACTCTCCACCGCCTTCTGCTCCTCGTCTGTTCTCGCTTCCTCGATACTCTTTTCCAGGTCAGCCTCCCGGGTCTCGAAGTCAGCGTCTTTTGCTCTCATATTCTCCAGCTCGGTTTTTTTCTGGTCGATCTGGTGTCTAAGCATGATCTGTTTCAGTGCCATTATCTTTCTCCTTTCAGGCGTGTCTTCATATCCTCCCGCCATTCATCCATTTTCTGTTTCTTGGTTTCTTCGTAACGCCGCTTGGCTTCCTCCAGCCCGTCCTTGTTGCGGGCGGAAATGCTTGTGGCTTTGTACGCCGGGAAGGTACACGGCGAAACCTCATAAAGCGGATCCACCTCCAGGATTTTGGTGTGGTAGACTCCTTCGTCATCCCACCACTCTTCCTGCCGGGCGATATCGAAACCGAATGAGCACCCGTCCACATCCCCACGGGAAACACGAGCGTAGCCGTTTAGTGCTTCCTGATCGCCCTCGTTGATCTCGACAGATCCAAAAAGCCCGGTCTCGTCCTCCCGGAGCGAAGCCGTTCCGTTTGATGTGGAGCCAAGTACGATATTACTGTCATGGTTCCACAGCACCTTGACATCCGATCCGCTGGCCAGATACCGGGCGAAGGCTCCACGCTCGATAGTCTCAACCCATCCATCCCAGACCTGGTACGGTTCGCCGAAAACAGAAAAGTACCCTTCCAGGTACTTCTTTCCGCCATCCTCCCGGATCGTGGCGTTCTTCATTTTCATGATTCTTTGTTCCATTTACTCACCCCCTTTTACATTTGTTTCTTGCTTGCTGGCTCCAAGTTGCCCATCTGCAATTGGAAGGCTCATAGTTTCCATCAGGATCGATTCTGTCCAAAGTCAACTCATCAGAATATCCATTGCTTAATGCCCATTGTGCAAAAGCTGTAAAATCCTTTTCCCACTCTTCGCATACCTTTATTCCTCTTCCGCCGTAACGCTCATAGCTATTTGTTGATGGGTATTTTGTTCTCCCCTTCATGCTCTGCCATATCGTATAAAGACGGGTTTTTCTCATTCCGTGCTTTGTGTTTGATCTCGAAGAGGCTTTTGAAGCATTTTCTTTTCTTGTGCAACCACAACAAGAGGATTTCCCGGAAATTAGAGTTTTTCCAATAACCTTCCTTACCGTTCCGCAATCACATCTACACACCCACACGGCTCGCCCTTCTTTATTGTTTTCCGCACGGCTTAAGACCGTCCATTTTCCAAACCTTTCACCTGTGATATCTTTAAGTTGGCTCATGATATTCCCCTTAATTTCCGTTTAACTTTTTCTGATCTCCAATCATTCCAACAGGAATGAAGTTTTCCAGTATAATCAATTCGTCACTATCGGAAGCAGGCGGTAATCCGATCCAGTCCCTAACCTCGTCACGTGTCATGATCCCACGGATATATTGATCGTCTGCGATAGCGGCAAGATCTCGAAGTTCATAATTGTATAAACTTCTTGGATTAAACCGGAAATAAAACTCTGGACTATACAAAAGTTTTTTTGTGAGCTCCTGCTCGATCATCTGCGCCAGCGGCATGACCGTGGAATTGATAAAGTTATTCCATTCTTCCCGATTGAACTCCCCGACACCCAAAACAAAAGGCGGCACTCCAAGGATGGAAGCCACCGTCTTTTTATCCAGCTGTACCATGTCAGCCAGTGCCAGGTCTGACAGGGAAAGCGGTTTGATCTGCTCGATCTCGAACTGCTCCGCCGGGATCATCCACGGCTCCCCGGCCTGCGTGGTGTCGATGTAGTCCGACAGCAGTTGCCGCCGCCCTGCCGGAGAAGAAAACTCCTCAGTCAGAGCGTCCACCTTTACGATGATGGACGGCTTCCACTTGCTCGACATGAACCCCTTTTCCGTGGCCGCCGCCTGTTTCAGGTTGTTGGCTACGTCTTTCAGTGCCACTTGCAACCCTGTCCCACGCCAGGGGTAGTAGTTTCCCGGATTCAGGACAAAGTGAAGCACCCGATCCGGGTCGTACTCTTGTCCATTCAGGAGCACCTTGTAGTCCCAGATCCCCTCCGGGATAAATGCCACCATAGCGGCGGGCATAGGTTTCAGGTCTCGGAGATAGCCACGGCTGAACTTTGGATACACCACCGCATTGCCGTCCCCGTACAGAAACAGAGTGTTGACGATCCATTGGATAAATGCGGAGCGGGTCATGTTGGCGTTTGGGTTAATGTCAATCTTGCGGCTCAACTCATTCTTAACCCGCACATCCCCGTCATCCGTATTTTGCATAAGGTGGATGGTCATGGATCCGATCAGCTTGGCGATCTTGTTCACTGCCGTGATGATCTCCGGGTTGTGGTCGAGTGAGGTATACCCCTGACAAGTCAGCGTGTCGAAAGCCTCCTGACTGCACAGCCAGGAAACGGTCTGCTTATTGACCGGCTCTGCCCTCGCTTTCATCTTTTTCGCCTGTCGCTTATTCATGTTTCTGCTCCTTTCCAAACCAGGCATTTGCCTTCTGGCTTCGCTCCATGTTTTCCAGATACCGAACGCAGGCGAAAACAGAAGCGTCAAAAAGGTCTATCCTGTGTTCCGGCTGAATCTTTTCGTACTGGATCATATCGTCCGTCTTCTCCACAGCACTCACATTCTCAACACAGTACTCAAATGCTTCGCTGTGCAAATAAAAAAGGTTCCCGTCTTTCGCACTCTTTTCGATGTGCCGGAAACCTTCGCTTTTTTTGTAATAGTATTGCGGCTGGTCGATGATGTGGAAGCCAGCCTTTTTCATGCCGATGAAATACTCCCGGCAGAACTTGCGGTCGTGGCCAACCTGCTTGATCTTGAAGCCTTTCTTTCGCATGGCAACGAACCAGTTCACCACGTCCGAATGGTTTACGGTCGGGCTATTGCACAGCGTAAGCCACCCGTCTTCCGCCCAGCCGAAAAGCGGGATGTTATCTTGATCCGCTTTCAGGTGCGCCGCCACCACCGGGAAAAAGGCGTGGGTGATGATGATATCCGTCCCCTTGTAGTTCCCGAACAGGCAGGCCGCCGTCAGGTCGTGAAGCTTTGAAAGGTCTGCGCCGCCGTACCAGTCGATAGGCAGTTTTGCCAACTGGTCAAGCGTCCAGTCGTGGGACTGGTCGCTTTTGCGGAATTCTTCGATATCAAAGTAGGCTTTCATTGCGTTCGTGTAGACGTTCAAGGACTTGGCAAAGAAGTCCTTCCGCTGTTGCGGATCGTTCTGCGCCTGCAAAGCGTCATTCATAATATCATCCGGGCGGATGGACACCCCGTAGGCCGGGTTTGCCATCTTGTGAACCTCCGGGTCGGTAAAATCAACGCTCCCATCCTTCACCCCGTCCGGGGCGCAACACATGAAAATGAAATACTGTTCATCCTTCACGGTTCCATCCAGAACCTTCCGGCAGTATTTCAGCCGCTGGCCGAGGAAAAGTTGTTCATTATCCCCAGCGGTCGAGATCCCGATCATTAGCTTGTTGGTGTACGCCTTCATAGCCTCCTTGAAAAGGTTGTACTGCTTTGGTTGCTTGAAAGCGTGAATCTCGTCAGCGATCGCAATGTTGCAGTTCAAGGAGTCCTGGGCGTCCGGGTTGGCCGCCAGTGCTCGTATAAAAAAAGAACCATCCGGAAGGGATGATTCTATGCTGTGTTCGTTGTTATTATCTATTACCTTAATACTTCCGCCGTCTTTCTGATTCTCTCCCATGCGGTCTATGTTGTATTTCAAAAAGTTGAAGCTCTCAAGCGACTGCATAAGTGCGGCGGAGGCAATATATGTTTTTGCCCCGCTCCGGCGGTATAGTATGGACAATGCCCAGGCAAGAGCTGCGGCGAATGTGGTTTTGATATTCTTCCGGGGAATGTAGATCAATGCCTCGTGGTATCTTACGATATTTGTCCCTTTGATTTTGAAACCAAGAAGGTTGTAGATAATGAAGATATGAAAATCTTCCAGGACAAACGGCTCTCCCCGTAGCGGCGTACCGTCCAGCTTCTCGCCCTGCTGATGGCACAGGGTTTTCTCAATGATCTGTATGCAGAACTCCGGGTCTCGGCATTTCATTTCATAGGCCGGGTTCTCAAGATCACGGAAGAAGCGTTCAACTGCCTGCTTCCGTTCCTCGTTCGCTGTTATCTTGCCATCCCGGATATCTTCCGCATATTTCAATGCCACCGGCCAATGCTTATATTTGGATTTCTGCAAGGATGCTTGCCAGCCCTTTCCGTTTCTCTTCCGGGATCGCCGCTTCTCCCTTTATCTTTCTGTACCCGGCGGGGGTGAGCCCAAGTTCCCGGTTATACATCAAGATGTTATTCTGTAAGCCCTCAATAGCAAGAAAAAACGGGTTTTTCACAAGGTTGGTGCTCCCGTTCTTATTTGTGTGCTTTACCACGATATTTCCTCCGCTTTTTTGGAACTGCTCACGGGCAGTATCCATATCCTCGTAGATATTCGCCAGGTTATCGATGACTTTTTCAAACTCCGGCTTATACGTTCCGATGTTCTTCATATCCTGCACGATCTTTTTCTTATAGGTTGAGGCTTTCACTTCAATCACCTTTCTCCATCTCATTCAACTCTTCTATCAGTTCTCTTTCTCTGTCAGAAAGCTCCCAGACGGCAACCTCTTTCTCGGCGGCGGCTTTCTCGGCGGCGGCTTTCTCGGCGGCGGTATCGGATATCAGGAACGCCCCTCCGTATATTACTTTTCCATCTTCTTTCTGCGAATCAATGGAGCGAACAAAAACGGCGTTTTTAACTCGTATGTTCGCACCTTTTTTCACCCACTTCCCAAGTCTCGCCGCTGTAATGACGTTTTCTGGATAGCTATAACTCGGAAGATCTTGTCTTTCTTCTTTGCTCGCTTCGTCAGCTTGTGCTTTCAGGTCTGGAGCAGTTATAATCTTGAACTCTCCAAGATTTGTTATAAATGAGGTTCCAACAACCGCCCCGTTCTCATATACCACATCGGCTCCGACAACCACATATTTGCACAGTCCCGAGGCAATAGAAAACAACGTTGTGTGTTGAGCGAACAAGAAAAACGGGATCTCTCTCTCCATATAAAACCGGCATATTTCCGACAATATGGAAAACGGCGGGTTATCTATGACAACATCATTTTCGCCATAGTTTTCATTCTGATAATCCCCGCCCGGGTAGAACGGTCTAACGACATTTTTTCCTTCAAGTCCGTACTCTTTTACAGCCCATTTTTTCACAACCTCATACACCGCCTCCGGGGTGTAACAATCGTCCGTGGTTAATTTTGGCTTGAATTTTTCCTCAAACTCGTTATATTCTTCCGTCCGCTCTCCTTCTTCGTCTCCCCAGAAGTGGGACGGCTCGCCGATGTCGAAACCAAATTCTTCCATATCTATGTAGGACATCTTTTCCAGCTCTTCATCCAGAAGATCAAAGTCCCACTCTGCCATTTCTCCAACCTTATTATCGGCCAGGCGAAAGGCTCGGATCTGTTCCTCTGTGAGATCATCAGCGATAATGCAAGGGATCTCTTTCATCCCCAGCTTCCTCGCCGCTTTGTACCGGGTGTGGCCAGCTATGATCTCGCCGCTTTTGTCAATCACGGCTGGAACCTTGAAGCCAAATTCCTTAATACTGTTCGCCACAGCGTCAACCGCTTTGTCGTTTCGCCTCGGATTGTTTTTGTATGGATGAAGTTCTTCAAGTTTTTTGTAGATTATCTGCACCGATTATCCCCTTTTCCTAAATTTCCCCTAGATATGGAAATGATTACCCCCACCCAGTAGCTCGGGTTATATAGCCCCTATAAGCCCCAGGGGGCATATGGTTTCCTTTTCTGGTATTGCATTTTCTGTGTGCCAGCTTTACATTTTCCCACGAGTGTAGTCCGCCTTTGCTGACTGGAATAACGTGATCTATACTTGGATACCAGTCTCCACATATGACAACTCCATCCCTTACAACGTAATCTTCCCAATCACAAAGGCCGCCGCACAAATGGCAAACCCCTCCATCTTTTTTATACAAAGACTGTAGAGTTATATCTTTATCCACAATAGCTTTTGGATCTATTCTGTTGTCCTTAATTCTGTTTCTATTCTTGTTTGCACACTTGTTAGAGCAATATTTTCTCCTCTTGCCCTTTATAAATTCCTTCCCGCATACAGGGCAAGTCGATTTTAAATTATTTCTTTTGATCGCAATGCTTATAAGATCATTTAACTTATCTTCGTAATTCTTGGCAATTCTTCTGAATGTTTTCGCCTCATTCAGTTTTTCCTTGCATTTAGGGCAATCATATCCCTTAAAAATTACATCTCTGTAATATCTACTGAACACACCGCCGCAAACACTGCACCGTATATCTATTTTGTTGTCAGCGTCTATATATCCGCCAATATATTCATATCTTCCGTTTGTGCTTTCGCTGACCTTTTCTTTTACTTTTTCTTCTGTATACCTTGCGTCATGAGGATTTCTTTTTCCCATTACCCCATCAAGACCAATTTTTCTACAATAATTCCTTACCGTATCCCTTGTCTCAAATATAAGAGCGGCTATAGATGAATAACCATAGCCGCTTAACCTTAATTCCTTTATCCTTTTCTTTTTTTCTTCTGTCAACTTTAAATCCTCAATTTCTACTCCTGCTCTCCGGCCATCTCATTTACAGAGATATAAGCAATGGCATGGCTCATGACACGGATCAATAGACCGTCAGATCTCTCAAATGAGTATACGTCTCCATGCTTCATCTGTGTGAGCATACCATCCTTACTCTTTGCCTTTCCCTTTGTCATAATCTTGCTTCCGTCCATCAGCCGGAACATCACGCTATATTCTTTCTCTTTCATTCTTCTTCTCCTGTGCAAAGGCAGATCCTCGTAGTTCCGTCCTTATTGACCTCGATCATATACACTCTATCCCTCATATCCTCCGGCAGTCTTTCGATAGACAGGTTCCTTACTTCTACTTCCTGCGCCGGAAGAAATACGGGATTCCTTATCTCTTCTACCAGCTTCTCGAGCCTCTTTATCTTATCTCTGTATTGATCGCATTCACGGTTTAGAAGCAAGATGGCTTCCTGCTCATTGCTTGCACCTAATACATTCATTCTGTGCATTACCCTTTTATATTCCTTGCAATCTTCAAAAAATTTTTCTAAATCATCCATTCCTTTTCCTCCAATCTACCCCCGGCTTCGTCCTGCGCTGTAGCCGGATCCCCAGCTCCGTAAGCTCCCCGGTCTTTCTGTTCTCTAACTTATTGTGGGTTGCCATGCTCACACTGATAAGGTTCCAGTCCTGCCACGCATATTCCGGGTACTCGTCTGCCGGATAGATATGATGTACTACCACGGCTTCCTCGGTACGCCCGTACCGCTTGGCCACTCTTCACACGTAGCCATCCATTCGCAGGATCTTGAGCCGCTTCCTTTTCCATTTGCTTCCGTAGTAATCGAAAATCTTTTTCGCTTCCTTTCACAAAAATAGCCCCAGCACACTTGCCAGGGCTATCTATAAGGAGAGGTGTAAGAAATAGAGGGCAACCGCAAAGACCTTTTGACGGGTGCTTTGCGGTAGGAGGTTACTGAACGTCTTATGTCTTTTTCCTCGCTTACAGTATATCAAAGTCAAGTGTGCTGTAAAGGTGGAAAATCATATTTTTCTAAATTATTTTTCTTTGTTCCTCAAAAAGTTCATTAATGACTCTGCTTTTTCAACTCGTAACGTGCAATCCTTTCTCGCCTTGTCCTCAAGCATGTCCTCAATATCATTTATCCTGTCCATCCATTCATCCGCCTGCATAACTCTCCTCCCATCAATGTAATATCCGTTGCCCGCAGTTTGGACAGAAATCATAGTCATCATAGTCAACCTCGTAGTCTTCGCCACAGCTTGGACAGATCCATGTGTCGTATATCATTTCTCCATCCTCGCCATACCCGTCACCTTCGAGCGTTGGGGATTTTGGCTTCTGCTTCTGCACCGCTTCCCGGCACTCTTCCACGGTTCCGATTTCCCGGTACTGCTGGATTTCTTTGAGGGCGGAGATTGCGGTATCAATCGTTTCGCATATTTCGCCTTCTGAAAATGAAAGCTTTTCTCCGCATCCAGGCCTTAAGTTTTCTAAGATCATTACTTCTTCATTCTCCGTCATTGTTATCGCTCCTTTCCCGACATTCCTCACATATCCACGGTTCTATATCTTCCCAATCGGAATAATGTGTATTATATATCTGTCTAACTCGGATTTCTTTTCCGCATATTACACATTTTCTTTTTATCAAACGAAATCCGGTTTGATTCATTTATCGCTCCTTTCTGGGCGGTACGACTCTGGAAGAGGCATCCAAGCCTTCACATCCAGAGCGCTCCATCCGTCCGTGAATTTCTTCCCGTTCCAAAATGCCCTTAACGGATAACTTCCTCCAATATCCACCAAATATAGCTCCAATGGCTTGTCATCAAACACAGGATTTTCTTCCGGCTCTTCCGGCAGCCGTTCCTCAACCGGAATCCATCCGTCATTCATGTGCTTGCGGATAATCTTTTTTACCGTTTCTACATACATCATAGGCTCATCCGCATTATCATAAAAATGTACTCGATTATCTATCTCTTCCAGAATCTTCTCTAATTCCAGCATGTCAGTCCTCCTCTAAATCTTGATATTCCATTTCTGCGCCAGTCGTATCTTCGTATTTCCCTTTTGTGTACATAATCACCTCTCTTTGAGGCGTTTTTATTGTCTTTGTTAATCTCTCCATATCCTTCCTCCGCTAAATGTCAGTTACGCTTCCGGCAATTCTCCGTATCTTTCTTCGTATTCTTCCGTAGCGTATGTCATTAAAAGGCTCTGTGCCTCAAATTCATATATTGCCTGTCCATATGTTTTACAATCTACTTCATGGGTTAAAAGCCAATTGCCTTTCTCTGACCTCCACAATTCACAAGGATAATACCTTCCAACTTCTTTCCCTCCGTATATAGCGCTCATAAAGACGTTGTCCACCTTATACCACTTCTTTACATCCGCCACTTTTTCCATTTTATCTGTATCATATTTTTTACCGTCTATGATAAATACCATGTTTTTCCTCCTCTAAATGTCAGTTTAGCTGTCCAAAAATGACTTAAAGGCATTGTAAAAATTATCTGTCCCATCCTCGTATCCCTGCGAATAGCAGTTTAACTTTTCCTGCCCGTGGGTTCTCGGAGGGTAGTTTGCATATAATTGCTCTTTCCTGTTCCCATCCTTAATTTTTTTGATATAGTCCAAAACCTTCTTTTTTCTTACTAATCCAAACATTTGTCTACCTCCACTAAATTCTAATTTACCTCTACAAACTCACCCTTTTCCAGCTTGTAAAATGTATCTTCCTTGATCTTTTCCCCATCTACACGCTCGGTTTTTACACAAACCGGCACACATCTTCCTTTTATCTCGTCATATATCCATTCTGAAAGAGTAATCCAGCTTCCTTTCTTTGCTTTTACAGCGGAACCATGACCCGCACAGCAAATTACAGAATCTTCCCCAGTGCTTCCGATCTGTGCGGCGTACCCGGATGAGCCGATCCGTGCGGAGTTCCCGGATGAGCCGATCCGTGCGGAGTCCCCGGAGGAGCCGATCTGTGCGGCGTACCCGGATGAGCCGATCCGTGCGTAGTTCCCGGAGGAGCCGATCTGTGCGGAGTCCCCGGAGGAGCCGATCTGTGCGGAGTCC